TTAAATACTTTAAGATGGTTAGATACCCTTTTAAATATACTTTATTGTTCATTATATTCCCCCTAAAATATTATTTCCTCCTATACCAGAGAATCCCATGAGAAAATAAGTATTAGCATTGTCTGTAATTTCAATATAATCATTATATGTCTCCATTATTTTTATCAATAAAGCTATTCCAGCCGCTTTAGTATTTCTTAGAATATCTTTTACATCTTCTACAGAAATATTACTGATTGAAAAGTTAAATGGAATCTGAACAGTTATAGAAGCAGTATTAGTAATATAATGTTCTTCAGGATTTAAAATATTTCTCATATCTAAAATTGATGTAATAATTGATGTTGTAATAATTTTACCAATCATAACTTGAGTAGTTGTTAATGTAGATGTAGTTTCATAAGAAAAAATTCCATTACTATTTAGCTTAATATAAGTGGTAGAATTACTAGATAATAACTTAGCAGTATCATTAGATGTAATTCTGATTCCATTAATGTACCCTGTACCAGCTTTAATTTGGATATTTAATCCACTTATTATTTCTATTGTAAATCCATTCAATATGCCATTATCAAAGCTAACATGGCCTTCTCCAGGTTTATAATGCTCTATAATGACAGGCTCTACTCCAAGATAATTAGTAACTACTTGTTTAATAGAAGAAATAGTGCCTCCACCTACAAAAGAAGGCACTTTAGACTTAATTCTACTTCTAAAATTAGTATCATCTTCATTAATAAATCTTTTTAAATTTAATAACTTACCAATTTTATCTAAATCACTTTTTTTTGCAAAATCCACAAATTTAGAATTTTTTACTTCATTAGCATAAGAAACAAATGTATCTAATTCTTTACTTATTGCACTTAAAATTTTATATAAGTTACTATTTGTTTCTTTATTATAATGGTCTGGCATATTATCTAAAATAAAATTAATTTTATCCATTATCACCGCTCCACTAATTTAGTTCCTAAAATTGCAATACTATTTACATCTATAGTAGTATTTGAAGTAGGAGAATTAATTATAACATCTATAATATTATCAGAACTTGCTAATATTTTACTAGATAGTTGATTAACAATAAAAGAATCTCCAATTTTTAATAAGTTGAAATAATCATCAATTGCTTTACTTGCTGCGTCTAATGAAGATTGTGCAATATTTATATCTTTAATATAAAGAAAAACATTTACATTAATAGGCACAGTTACAGGCTCAATAACTTTAAAATCTATACCGCCTGCTTTTATTTCTTCAATTACTGTTTCTAATTCTGTTATTTTAGATGAAGCCATTGGTATTACATCACCTAAAACTAAAATATCCATAGTTCCAATACCTCTAGCCATGTCTAACACTTTAACAGATTTTACACCAGCAACTCCAGATAATTTATTAGTTATGGCATTTATTGTTCCTAACCCTGATGCTTCCAATTTACCTATTGTTCTTACTTTTAAATTATCATCTGTTTCTTCATCTTCTCCGCCAATTATAGATTCTGTATTAATAACAGATTCTATTCCAATTGGTGGGTCATTAATAACGTTTATTTTATTTGCAATAGTATTAGAAATTAATCCAGGTTCTACAGATTGAACATTAGCATAAACTTCTGTTTGACCTGTTAATAATGTAACACTTTCTGTTGTTTCATATCGAATTATTTCTCCATCTATATTTGGAAGAGTTTCTACTAAAGTTCCAATAGGTATTATATAATCTGAAGCTGCTGGTGTTTCTCTATAAAATTTAACTCGCCCAGTTGCATATTGTGCAGGAACTCTTTCCATACCCATTATTTTTACTAAATTTGTTAAATCATCATCAGCAGCTGTGTCTATAAAAGAATTTTCATAAATTTGCCCCATATACCAATATTGCAAATCTAATTCTTCCATTATTGCTTCAATTATAGTCCTTAAAGGTTCTCCATCAGAAAAGTCTAATTCTGGAATACTTTCTAATATAGTACTTGTAACATCTTCAACCATCTGTTCTTTATCTTTAGCTTCAAACTCCATTTAAATATCACCTCTATAATGTAAAATCTAAATCTAAAACTTCATAGTTATTTAATTTAATTTCTGCATCAACTTTATATCTTCCAAAAGAATCTTTAGATAATGAAGCTATTTCAACATCTATTATTCTTTCGTCGTCCATTAACGCATCTTTTAAGTAATCAAGAATTGTTTTTTCATTTTGTTTTCCTATAAATTTTGGATGTCCATAATCTTCATTATAAAATAATTCACCTTTTTGAGTTTTTAACCTTAAATTTAAAGATTGTGCTAAAGCATCCATATCTTCTATTAATATTATTTTTCCTAATGAATCTAAAACAATATCTCCATTATTATCTAATTTTATGCTACTCAATCTAATGCACCCTTGGTAATATTACCAGTATACAATATATTTCCTTCAACTTCTACATTACCTTTTATTCTTACTTTACCATCTTTTAATAAAATATAAGAACCAGATTTACAATATACAATTGCTTCTCCTGGATTTAATTCTACAGGACTATTGTTTTCTACTCCAATAAGTGACGCACTTTTTAAAGTATTATTAAATAAAATCTGCCCATTTTGTCCCGCTAATGGCAATGAAAAGAAACCATAAGGAGAAATAATTTTAACATCTCTAATTTCTTCTTCATCAGATAACATAACATACGCTACTTTTTTAGATTTTAAAATAGACGTTATACTACCCATCATAGATACTCTAAAATTTTTTATAGACTTTTCTACTATATCTTTAATATTTTTCATTTTATTCTCCTTATAATTCAGGTAATTTAGGAATATCATTATAATTAAAGTTTACTTGAATATTTGGCATTAATTTAAGAGTAATATCTGTAATGGAACCGGAATCTATACTTTTACGATAATTAACGCTATCAACTAATAGATATGCATCAAAATTTATTTTATCTATTTTTACTCTAGCACATTTATTAATATAAATAGGTTTCTTTGTTGGAGTAGATATTTTTACAATTAAAGCATTTTTATTAATATTATAAAATTCTTCTTTAGCTCTTTTTTGTGCATCAGAAACTTTTTCTATATCTGATTCATTTAATATCTTTCTTTTTCTTGTCTTTAAACTATTGTCAATATAGGAGCCTTTAATCTGTTTCTTATCGCTACCACCATAGACTATAACTTCGTTAGTAATATCGTTACTAATAGTAATTTGACAATCTAGCATTTTTATTCCATACGGACTAGTATTACTAAAATAATAAGTGTAATCTTTAGTAGATATTGGTTTTTTAACATCAAGTCTACCTTCTTTTATATTATAAATTGGCTTTAAATTTCTTTCTTTAGCTAATCTTTCAACTATACCATATTGATTTTCTCCAGCTGATATTGTTATTTTTTTAAATGCAGAATTACTATCACAATCAAATTTTACACCATAACCTGGCAAAACTTTAGACATATAATCTTTAAGTCCTAATTTATTATATGTTTTAGGTAAAGCATCATTATCCAATAATATTGCTAATTCATCTCTTCCTGTAATTCTAATATTATTACTATCTTTTGTATATTCTACATCTAAATCGTCAATGTAACCTTCTATTGCTAATTCTTCATTAATATAAAATAATATTTTATCGCCAGAAGAAATAACATCAGAAACTTGATAATCTGGATTACCAGTAACTACTTCAAAAGCGTCTGCTGGTACATCCATAGAAGTTTCAATATTAAATGTTTTTAAATATACTATATCATATATATTACCTGTTTTTTTAGAATAAACTCTAAGTTTTTCTGACATATTGTCACCTCAATAAGGTATATATAATTTCCATCCTATTTTAAGTGAGCTAGGATTTTTTATTATGTTTTTATTAGCATCTGCTATTTTTTTCCATTTAGTTGTTGTACCATAATAAATTTTAGAAATTTTTCCTAAAGTATCACCAGATTTAACAACATAATATCTTTTCTTTTTATCGTCACTTTCTTCTACTATACTAAACATTTTTTCCCAAGTTTTAGGGCCAACAATGCCATCAACAGTTAATTTGTTTTTCTTTTGATATACTTTAACAGCTGCTTCTGTTTTAGGACCAAATACTCCATCTTTTGTTACACCAACAACCCCTTGAACTAATTTAACATTTTCTCCTTTTGAACCTTTTTTTAAAACTCCAGGATATTTATATTTAAGAACGGTTTTACCATTGCTACTAGGCTTTTTAGTTGGTGTTTTCTTAATTATTATAGGCATATCTTTGTGTTCTATAAATTCAAAATCATATTCTACATAATTTGGAGTTGGTTCTTCTTTAGATGTTAACTTAGATAATCTTACTGTAAATTTACCATATTTAGGATGAATTAAAGTGCCAACTTTATTATTTACAGAATAACTAGATAAATTTTTAAAATAAGAGTATGCATTAGAACCGTAAAATACACCAGAGCCTGAAAATATTCTAGGAGATAATCCTAATTCTTCTGTTTCTGCTCCATCTACATCTGGAAATTCATGTCTAATTATTTTATTTTCATAACTTATAATAAATGTAGATGGATTATGCGGCCATGTAAAATTTATAAATTTTAAATTTGCCATAATTTTACCTCCATCCTAAACGTCTCTGCATAATAGCATTTTTTCTATCCCATGCAGTTTCACCAGTATTTGTTCCTTCTCTTTTTGTAAAACTTGTAGAACCAGAAGTTGTTACTTTAGCTTGAGGAACGCCAGTTACATTAACTTGAGGTGGCTGTACAATAATACTTAACGCATTATTTAATTTTATATTTTGTAATTTATTATTTGCTTGACTAAATCCATCTAAGATAGATGTATTAATATTAGCTGTACCTTCTTTAGCAAAATCCATAATTTTTTGATTGTTTGCTTCTTTTTCTTTTGGATTAACTTTTTCTGGTGATATTTTATTAACAAGTGTTATTAAATCTTTTTTTACAGCGTCCCAACTACCAGATGAATATCTACCGCTTGTTAAATCACTACCGCTAGTACCTTTTGGAGCAGGTGTAGGTTTAAAGAAATTAGATTCTGGAACTATTTGTGTTTCTCCAGGTTTTTTTGGCCCTTTATATTTTGAAGGGTCTTTTAATATTTTACTCATTTCATCTACTTTTTTATCAGTTTTAGGTCCTAATTTTTCTACTTGTTTCTGAACTGGATTTTTACTAATTGCTTGATTTACTTCTTTTGGATGAGTTAATATATATACAGCGCCAGCAATTGCTACAGCATAACCGCCCCATTTTAAAGCAGAAAGCGCTTTAGAACCAAAACTTGTACCAGTAGCAACAACTGGAGGTACACCGCCAGCTCCTCCTGGTACTCCACCACCACCATTAACTGTAGCCCCATAAACATTAACTATATTTGCTTTTATAGCCATATTTTTACCTAATATTTCTGATAATACATTACCTTTACCTTTATTTCCTGTAAAAAGTCCTAAAATAGATTGAGTTAAAGATGTTGCTATTTTTGTACCTTTCATTGCAAGAGATACTCCTCTTACACCTAATTCAATTACTTTTATAACTGCTCCAGTAACCATTAAAGCAATTCCGCCTTTTACTAATGTTGCTACTAATTTTGCTGGGTCTTGTAAATCTTTAGGTAATTTTTTAACTGCATCGTCAAATTCTTTATTTGCTTTAAAAATATCTTTAATGAAACTAATACCATTTTTAACGATATGCCATGGGAATTCAATTAAATTATCGCCCCAATCAGCTTTAATAAGGTTTTTATTGGCAGCACTACCTATTTGCTTTGCAGTAGAAGGGAGAGTTTTAGAAATTTCTACTCCATTAATAACACCATTACCTAATGTATTAACTACTTGAGCTGTAGTAGTATGCCCTTCCTCTTTAAACTTAGTTACTGTTTCCTCTAATGATTTTCTAAATTTTTGAATTGGACTCTCATATTCATAATTTTCTGCATTAAGATTACCAAATTTTTTATTTCCACCTGTAGGTGGTGAGAAATTCCTTGTTAATTGTTCTGCACCAGTTTTAATAAGTGGAACAATACCATCTAATAATTTAATTTGAGCAGATTCCCAAGCTCCACTTAATACGTTTAATTGAAATTTACCAGATTGAGCAATAATATCATGAGTCTTATCTACTGCTCCATCTGAATGCTTTACATCTTTAAACATTTCTTTTAAGGCATCTGAACCATAATATACTTTACCAGTTTTTTCTCCATCTTTACCAATTTCATCATATTTAGATTGTAAACCCATAAGAATAGGAGCTGTACCTGCTGCTCCAAATACTTTTGATATTAATGGCATGGCTTTTTGTGAATCCCAAAAGTCTTTAGGAGCTACTCCACCATTTTTACCTAAATAGTCTTTAAAACCTTTTTCGTCTTTAACTTCTTTTCTATATTTAGGATTTATAAAGCCTTTACTAATCATAGCTTTTTCCATATCTGCAATTAAATCTGGAAATTCTTTTAATTGTCTTGTATCTTTATTAAAAATAGCATCTGTTACACCTAAACTTGAAAAATATCCTCTTGTTCTTTTATAAAGAACATCATCATTACCTATTTTAGATGCACTAGTCATTGCATGAAGAAAGTCCTGGGAACCTTGCGCTGCTGACATACCTTGGTCTCTCATTGTCATTAAAGCAACTAAAGATGAATCTAATGACTGACCATACATGTTTGCACGACCAGCTAATTCACCTATTGCATGGGGTAATTCTTCTGTTTGTAGTAATGATTTATTTAATGCAATAGTTAATTTATCTGTAATTTGACTAGAATTTTGCATACTAATATTAAAACCTTTTGCAGCAGCAATAACCATTTCAGCAGCATCTTGTGGAACAGCATCTACTGCTTCAGAAAAATATGCTGTTGTTTTTAACATGGACTTCATATCTTTAGAATTATTAATACCACCTTGACCTAATAGAATTCCTATATCTGCTAAGTCTGTTGGTTTATATGAAGTTTTATATGTTAAATCATTTAAAATATAATCAGAAACGTTTTTTCTAACTCCATTATTTGTTTCCATACGTGATTGCATTACTCTTGTTTTATAATCATAGTCTAAAGCTTTATTTGTTCCTTGAATTGCTAATCCGCCTACAACTGCTCCACCAATCATTGTAATATTTCTTAAATTTCTCTGTAGCGCAGCAGTATGCATATTAAACATCATTAATGATTTAGACATTTTATCCATTCTACCAATTACAGAATCTAAGTTGCGACCAAATGCACCAAGAAAATTATTTGCACTACCAAATCCTTTTCCCATGTGATTCATCGTATTTTGAATGCCTCTTAGCGAACTTGAAGCTAAATCTTTAACTCCAACAACTATACTAACTTTGTGATTAGAGCTTGTCATAATGTCACCTCTTAATTGCATTAAATAATTATCTATAATAAATAATATAAAAATTTAAGGTATTTATTCAGATTAAATAATGTAGAAGCTATAGATATAAATAAAACCCTAGAGATTATCTAGGGCTATTTTTATTCTGCATTATTTTTTAATTTTTCAAATAATTCTTCGTCAAAGTTAGGATTAACTTCAACGTCTAATAAAGCATTACAACTTGTACATCTATCTTCTTTTGACTTTTCTTGACAGGATTTACAAACTTTTTCAAGTTGTTCATCATTATCTATTGACATATGAACCATCATCCATACCCATTGACCATCAGTCATTGCCTCTATACTAGGGTCAGTAGGAAGTTTCTTAAAGCGATTAAGGACGGACCACTTAAATCGTTCAACTGAATTTTCTCTAGCGTTTTTTTTAGTTCCTCAAATGTTTCTTCAGAAACTGCATTAAGAAATGGACTGGATTCCTGAGTTAATAGACTGTATTCAACCATAAAATATTGGATTTCTGAGTTATCTAGTGTTCCGTAGAATTCTTCAAAAGAATCAGCTAGAGTCTTTTTATTATCATCTTTATCTCTCAAAGCTTTGTAAATTATATAAGCTTGGTTTACAATAGATACATCATCTTCATTTGTAATACCTTTTTGTTTAATAAAATCTTCAGCTTTAATCTGCGCATCGGATAATTCATTAGATGGTAAAATAACTAGCATAACTTTTTCTTCTACTCCAGGAAAATTAACTAATTTATTATTTTTTTTGCCTTGCTTTAATCTTTGTAAGGTATTCATTTTTTATTCCTCCTATTATCTATCTCTTATCTTCTCTTCGTTTGCTTGCTCTAATTGAAATATTTTCAGCAATTATGTCGTTTAATGAGCCTTCTTCTTCAATACCTGTAATTGAACATGCAGAGTAAACAATGCGTTTATTAGGCTTAACAATAACAAATTCAAAATTGTCAATAGTATAAAAACTAATATTATCCGCTAATGCAGCATCAGTAACATATGCTTTAGTAATACGGATAGTATATTGCTTTTTGCCAGTAGTATATCCTACAGCGTCTGCTGAACCAAAAGCATCAACTTCTTTATCTTCTTTAGAATATGAAGTATTATAACTTTGAACAACTGCAACTTTTATGCCATTTAATTCAAAGTATACGTCTTTACTAGTAGGTAAAACTGCCATTTATTTCAACCTCCTTAAATTACTAAGTGACCAGTTAAATTAATAATATTCAATGGTCCTGTAACATCATATTTAAATTGTACATCATTTCTTAATGGATTAGATGGATTAATTGCAATTTCAACATCGTCATCAACAACTTCTTCTAAATAATCTAATTCTTCATATGTTAATAATTTAGTAAGAACTCTTGAACGAATAGCATCTCTTGTATCTTTGCTTTGTTTTGACCTTCGGAATCTTTTAGCTAAATCTAAACGTAAATCTTTAAATATATAATCAGAAATTCTAACAGTTGTAATTTCTTGCCATACAGTATCAGCTGCTCCAAGTGAGTCTTTTGTATAAGTTGTAATACAACGTACAATACTAATTGTTCCATTATTAATTTCTAATGGAATAATACCTGCATCAATTAAAGTTTCCATTTCAGTTACTTTTAACTTTTTAGCTAATCCATAAAAACCAACTAATTCTACTCCAGTTAAAGGCATTGATGGGTCTTGTTCTTTAGCTAATTGACCGGCAACAGCAGCTGCAGTATAATACCCAGGTACTTCTACACCAGCATTATCTAATGGATTAGGATATGCCATTAACATTCTTCCAGAATTGATTGCTACAGCAGATGTAACTGCAGCAGGAATATCTGTATTAGTATCTATTCCAATAACAGCAGTACGTTCTTTTCTATCAGTAGAGGCTGCAACAACACTAGTTTTAACATCCGTAAATACTGTAGGATTCATAGAATCAACAATAACAATGTCAATTGCTTCTTCTAATTCCGAAATCTCTAATGCTTTTTTATAATCTGGATTTTCAGCTATTGTATCATCTACACGAACTACAATAAATTTAGTACCGCCATTATCAATAGCAGTTCCCATCAATTTGACAATATTAGAAGTTGCACCATATTTTAACTTTGCGTCATCAAAAGATGTTGGAGCATAAGCTTTATTTGTTAATTGTAATGTAGTATCATCTATTACGCCTTTTGCAATAATACAAATAACGTAGTCATTAGCGCTTAAAGTTTTTAATGCAGCACTAGCATCTATTTCTGAATAAACTCCAGGAATTTTATTACTTGCCATCAAATTTCACCTCAATTATTATTTCTATCAATACTTCCAATTTCAGAAATATCATAGATTATTTTATATTGCTGTATTGCTGTCATTTTTACATCATAAATTGTATGAAAATCTGATGTAATAACATTAGGCATTAAATTATTATTTTTAATATCACCATATTCATAACTTAATGTTCCAACAGATTGTTGCTTAATAATACCACTATCTGTATAAGAATTCAATGGTATTCCTTGCTCTCCATTTTTTAAAATATCATCTAAAAGAGAACACCATTTATGAATTTCTCCTCTTGTATTAGAGTATACATTTATTTGAACCATATACTCTAGTAATACACCTTCAAATTCTAAAAACGTATTTTCCTCAATTTTATCATATAAAAAATTACCAAAACCAATAGACTTATTTTTTCTATGCAGTATTTCTATAGATATAGATGGGGATAAATAAGGCATATGTTTATCGGAATAGGATTGATAAACATTTATGGATTTATTATGAACTTTTAGATTTTTTATATTCTCTGAAAAAAAGTTTATTAAAGACATTAATGTATTATAATCCATTAATTCTATAATAGGAGTTTTATCCATTTCACACCTCCTAAATAACTCTTCCTATATGCTTTGACATAATATCTACTACATTGTCTGTTTCTTGCCATAATGTTAAACGCATATAACTTCTTGGTGGTATATTTTTATATCCATATTCATGAACAGCTGCATAAACATTATCTGAAAAAACTTCTACTTCTAAATTGCCTGCTTTTACATCATTTTGTATACTATTTTGTAATCTACCAAATAGTACTAATGGGTCATCTCCTCCAACAGACGCTGTTCCTTTTGCTCCACCACCTAAACTTCTTCTTTTATACTTAGCAATAACAGACGCTCTTTTTAATTTAGGCCAAGATACTTGATAGGTACCAAATTTATTCTTAATTTCTTTTTCTAAATGGTCACCTATTTCATTTAATCCTTTTATTGCTTGAGGTTTAATCTTGCTAGATATTCTACCTAAATACAAAGCTAATTCTTTATCGCCAATTATTTTAAACGTTATCGCCATCTGTAATCACCGGCCTTAAGCCTATATGAACTTCTCCAATAAATTCTCTATAAAATATAACTTCATATAGCTTATTGTTATCTAATCTTTCTACTAAATAATTAGAAACGTCATCTAATTGAATCATTAGGTTATCATTTATTTTGCATTTATAATCGTGAACACTTATTGTGCCAATTTCTTTCCATTCTTCGCTTTGTTTAAATGCTTCAATTTCTCCTTTAGTTTCCACAATAGTTATCCATTCTTTTGGGCCATACCATTCTCTCAATATAGAATTATAATTTGTTTGTTCATTTAAAGGTTTAAGTTTTTTAATTCTTATTTCTGTGCCTAATTCACCTAAATTAATTTCATGTATTTTCTTTATCATCCTATCATATTTTTTTCTATTCATGGAGTTTCTCCTTTTGGAGGCCATGATAAATCATAATCTAAGTTTTCTAATAAATTATTTGCTCTCTTTCCATAAGCTTTAATTACTTTACTTTTAAATGTTTTTTCTGTTTCTTTAAACAATTTTAAATACTTTTCAGAAATTAAACTTTCATCTATAATTTTTTCACCAGAACTAAATTTAATTAATTCAGCTGTTTTAGAAGCCATTAATTTATAACATAAAGCTTCACAATAGAGGAAATAAATGTCAATTTCCCTTTCATCAATTTCATCAGGATTAAAATATCGACTATATGTTATCTTAAGTGTCTCTAAATCTACATCAGGTAAATCTTCTAAAATTATTTGAGTTAGATTATCAATGAATCTTAAAGTTAAATTTTGTCCTTTTAATAATACTTTTTTTACTTTATAAGCATCAGTTGGTAAATCATAAAATTCTTCTGTTTTATCATATGGAATTTCTACATATTTAATAATATTTTTAAGCCTGCTATACACAGATGCAGAACTACTTAATATTGTTTTTAGCTCATTATCACTGATATTAGGTTCTTCAATATTAGTATCTCCAATAACATTTCTCAATTGTAGTACTAATTCTTGGATAATCATATTTATCACCCCATAAAAATATTCTGTATATATGTATATTATACAGAACATAATTTATTATCCATTATAATTATAATGTCTATTTATTACTATTTTTTTTTCTTCAATTTATTATCTATCTTTTTATCATCTTTTTTATTTAAATCTTTATTAGGTGATTCTTTTAACTCAGGTTTCACTACATTTTCTAATTTTTCTTCAACTAAAATAAAAAATTCTTTTTGAACACTAACATCACTTAAAATTAATAATTCTTCGCCTTCTTTAAAAACTTCTTGTTCATTACCTAACTTATATGGCATATTACCAAGATAAATTACTTTATTTCCTTTTTTTAATTTTAACATAATTTCCTCCTATAAAAAAAGAGGATAGCTATACTATCCCCTTTTTATTCAATTAATTATTTAATTAAGCAGTTAATGTAAATGTAGCCAATGCTTCTCCAACACCAATTTTCATTGCAGCACGTTGGCGAACAACATAAACTTCTTTGTCAGTATTAGGGTCATATACTGGGCCACGGAACATCATTGGAATATAAACTTTGTAAACTCCGAAAGTACGTCTCTTACCAACAATACCTTTATTGGCAGCCATGTTATTAGATTCAAAAACTTCTAATCCACGAATCTTACCCATGAAACCAGTTTGTTGAAGTTGAGTAGAGCCATATTTATCAGCATGAACGAATTCATCATTTTTAGCAAGATAACCAAAAATAATTGGGTCTACAAGAACGAAATCTGGGCGGTAGTTCTTTTTCTTAACGTTTTGAAGAGAATCAACAATAGCCTCAACAATTTTACCAGCATATGTTTTTGCATCTTGTGCACCTTTAGGAACGTCTACGTTACCGGCAGCTGCTCCAGAAACCATAAGGGCCATTAATTTAGCATCAATTTCTTCTGTAATATCTTTAGCAAGATTAGCAATTGCACGAGCTACGATATTAAGATTTCCCGCATTTTGAGCATCTTCAATTGCTTCAGCAGTTAAAGTAGATTTCAATTTATAACCTACAGCTTCAATTGTTACTGAGCTATAAGTAGTCTTACCAGACATAATAGTTCCGCCTTCAGTAACTTCAGTAGTCGTAACTCCGCCTTCACGATTATAAACTTCAACTGGAGTTTTTTCTACTGGGCCACTCATTGTACCTACTTCGAAAAGTTGAGTTGCAATAAGTTCTGCTGATGCTTTTTCAATCAAAGCACGATTAAATTTAGGTTGGTGTAATGCTAATGTAGCATCAGTATATTGTTCTTTATCGGCTGCTTCAGTAATTTCACCAATTGATTTTAATGTATTATAATGTTCTAATAATTGTTTAGCAAATTCTTTACTCATTTATATAAGCCTCCTATTATCTTTAAATTAAGATTCCATTACCATTTTACGGAATGCTTCATCTTCTTCATCAATTTTGCCATGATTTTCGCCAGTATAACCTTGACTAGATAAATCAACACCAGTTGATTCTTTAATAACCATATTTAAAAATTCTACTTCTTCTTTAATCTTAGCATCAATTTCTTCAACTGATTCAAGAACAGAAACTTTAACTTTAATTTTTTCTTTAACAGAATCAGCAAATTTCAAAGCAGAAATTGATTCAGAAACATGTGCTTCAAGTTTAGCTTTTTCTGCAGCTTTTACAGCAGCTTTTTCTGCTTCCTTAATTTCTTTCAATTTTCCTTGAGCTTCTTCCAAAGATTCTTTAACTGTTTTCAAATCTCCTTCAATAGCATCTTTTTCACCAGTAACAGTATTTAAAGATTCTTGAAGTGTTTTATTTGTTTCTGTTAAATCATTAACAGATTCTTTTAAATCATTCACCTTAAGTTCTGATTCTAAAACAGGTTTAAATTCTAATTGTAAAAATTCAACTAAATCATTTCTATGTTTTTTAAGCTCTTCTAACGTAATTTTAGAGTAATCCATTTTATCCTCCTCATCTTTAACAATTTCTGCTTCATCTATAGAGATAAAAACACCTGAATTTTCAGATTCTAGAATATCTAATACTCTAGCCCCTTTAACGCCAGGATTGGTAACTAAGTCAACACCCATTAATTCCATCTCTAGTACATCATTAACAATTTGGCCATCAATATTCACTTTTTTCATTTTTGCTTTTGAAGCTCTAATAGAAAGCCCTTCTACAAATTTACCACGGATAAGTTCTTGCACGTCTTTTCCAATAGAGGTATTAGCAATTTCTGCTTCAATTATAGCATTATTACCTTCCATATAAATGTCTGTAATCTTACCTACAGTAGTTAATGTTTTATTAGATACCATACCTGGATGGTCTGCCATAACACTTAATGGATAAGAACCAGTCGATTCCAAAATAGTTTTAATGCTTTTAACAGTATTCTCAACTAATGTTCCGCCATATCTACGACCATTACCCGAGATACTATCTTTAATCATTGCAATGCCTTTAAATTTAAAAGCTTTATTTTCAGCACTTTCGCATATAATATCAAAATGCATTATTTAATCACCCCATCTTTCTAAATATGGTATTAAGATACAACGGCATCTTGAATGTAATGGAGGAGGAGTTATATCGTCAATATGATAAATTCCATGACCTAAATCTCCACCAGATGCAGCTTCTTGGCAATATTTACATAGCCTTTCATCTCTAACTTCAACCCATTTAACCATTAAACCAGAAAAATTATCTCTTTTAGCAATTAAATATCTCATTAATATGCCATGATTTAATGCTCTATTGGTTTCATTTTGAGCAGTCATATCAGTCCTATTGTTAATATTTTTAAAACTAGGATTTATATACTTACCTATTGCGGCACCTGTTAAAATAGTATTTATTGTAGAATTTTTTTTAGTATCTTCGTCTTTTTCTACGTCTTTATTACCTAAGCGTTTATTTGATATATATATACTAGTTATATCTCTATTTAAATGATTCAATATATCTTGATGCTGATTATCAATAACTCTATCAGCGTATAATAATAAAGAAGCTAATACTTCATCATATTCTGAATTACCAGTATTACCATCATATGGGTCAATTGGTTCATTTGAGAGTGACAATATCTTCTGAGCCTGTTCAATACCTACTCTATAATCATCTCTAATAAAATTATCAACATATAAAGATTGTTCATTTTTATATTTATCTACTATAGGTTTTATTTCATTTTGAATAAATGTAGGTAGGAAAGAAATACTAATATTACCTGCTAAAACTAAAACAGCTAATATTTCTTTAAACATTTTTTCATTTTTTTGTACCATTTCTTTCTTTCTTTTTTCTTCAATCTTTTTTCGCTTCTCCATAAAAGATAAGGCTTCATTTTCCATATTTAATATCATTATTTTTTACCATCCTGGAACTTAGTTTTCTGATTTTCTTTACCAGAGTCTGTCCTTCCTTGATGTTTTACTTTTTCTCTATTGCTTTGCATAATAGAATTAGGGTTTACAAATTTAGTTTGGTCAAATTGTAGAAAATCATATTTCTTCATTTCCTGTTCTATTCTATGCATTTCATCTTCAAAATTATAGCCCATCTCATTTGTAGAAGTTTCTTTAGAAATAAATCCGCCATTAGATTGAAGAATAAGTCTTTCAATTTTAGAGTTCATATCTTCAATTGTTTTTTCTTTCCATAACAATTCATAATTAATATTATTTGGGTCAATTGCTTTTAATTTTAAGCCTAAATCAAATACATGACGAACTTGTTCACCTATTACTTCACAAATCTCATTAAGTAATCGAATATAAGCAACTTCTTGACGCTCAAGAGTAGCTTTATTTGTATCTTCTCCAATACCTAATAATCCTTTAGGAGTTCTTAAACCTACAAATAGAGCATTTTCTAAATGCTTAACGTCTGCAATTTCAGATACGCCATCATCTGACTTAAGCACTTCAATCTTCCACTTACCATTAGAATAGAAATCTGTACGTACATTCATAGCTGTAGATTTATTCATTTCTATATATTCATCTACTTCTTCTGGCTCTAATGGCTCTTCTGGAGATGCACCATAATGATGAAGTTTTAATCCAGCTCTTGTTCTACGACGAATAACTAAATCTTCTTCAGTCATTTTTAATTTCTTATATAATAATCTAACTCCCCTTAACATAGATGTACCATACATTTGACCTGTGAAGTTATTCCATCGCATATGAAGAATTTGCCATGGTTCAAATTCAGTTATAATTTGACCTAAATCGTCTCTTTGAACAAATTTAACTAAATTACCAAATTCATCTTCTTGCCTTTCAACTGTTCTAGCAGGTAATTTTTTTAAGTCGACTATTTCATTAGTATTAAAATCTATAATAACTTCTAGAAATACATCACCTAAAATAAGTAATTCTTTTGCTATTGGTGAAACTTTACCTCTTAACTTTGTACTTTTTACAATATTTTCCATAATTTCTTCTGCATCTTTTAATAAAGATTCACTATCAGTTTTTACATTATTAAATTTTAATGTAAATGCACCGTTAGTAGCAGAACCTGCAGTAGTATCAATTGCAGCAGAGATTCTAGCATCTTCATTATACATTATCCAACACTCTTCATACATTTTCTTTCTATCATTTTCAATAGCCATTTGGCCATATAACAAATTCATTTTATTTGGATAAGTCTTACCTTTACCTTTTGCGTCAGTTGAGGCAAAACTCTTAAAAAAATCTGTTATTTTACTAAAAGGATTTGCCATAATATCATGCTCCTTATCTAAAAAATGGGTGCCCTTTATGGACACCCAAAGAGGAATGGAAATAAATACCTTACTTAATTAATAATGATACTTTTACAATAGTTTATACTTAAAGTTTTAATTATTTAATTTCTTAATCTAATTTAAACAATTCTGACCAATCTTGAGTTTGTATTTTAATTGTACTCTTTACTTTTGACTTTCTTCTCTCAAAAGCTAGAAAAGCATATGCTAGACTTTGAAACCCATCATCCGGATTACTATGCAAATATCTTGTATAACCAGTATTTCCTGATGTAGGTTCTACCCATTCTGCTTCTAAAGAAGTTAGGTGGTCGAATAACCAACTTAATCTATCAGTCACTTGAATTGTTAATTTATCGTAAGGTATGATTATTTTTTGTTTATGAAACATATCAATTACTTTTTCTATTAAATAACTCCTATCTACTGTATGGATTCGTGTCTTTCTATCCCACCTATAAGGAGTTTTTAATGCTAATACATATTGGCAAGCAGCAACAGTATGTGGCATTTCTACTAATAATTCTTCAAATTGTCGTCTTGCATCACCAATGTCTATTACTGTATTTTCTACATTATATAATTTAGCTAATTTATAGATATCGCTTAATACTTTACCATAACCAGTAGTACTATATTTTTTTACATATCTATAAACAAGTTTATCTTCTCCATCAATTTTTTCTGTTCCAATAATTGTAATAACAGAGAAAGAATTATTTCCCGAACCCCAGTCGACTCCCATATAATTAGGGCCTTTATGGCCTTTATCAGGTAAATGCATAGTTGCATTTGTACAATCCATAATATTCTGCATATCTAATGTTTTACCATAGACATTATGAAAATCGCCAAGTACTTCATTTTTAAATTTCTGTTCCGAATAGGTTGCTCTTTTATAAAGAATTGCATCTGCACTAATCCAAGAACACATTAATTGTGTTATATGATAACCTGACATTTTTGCTTCAATCTTATTTTCTGCTATCCATTCACCTTTACTTCTATCTAATTCTGTCTTACATTTATAACAGCCAAAGAAAGCTGGTTTATTTTCATCAAGTTTAAAAATATTATTCATTGTTATTTTTTGTTTATGCATACACTTAGGATTTGAACATTCTACATACCATTCTTTTTTATCAGAAAATTCCCATAATTTATGAAATTCAGAACCACTATTTTTTGGTGTGCCAAAATGATACATTTGACCTCCACCATGAGCATGCCCTAAACACTCTGTTACAGTTTCTCTGGCAGATGATGTCATATCTTGTACTTCATCGGCATAAACCCTTTGTGCTGCAATACCACGAATAGCATCACCTTCTGCCCAACAACTATATAGGTACATATTACATTTAGAATCAAATTGAATAAAAGATGCAGTATCTTTACCTTTCTTTAGTATAGAATCTTTTAAAACTCCACCTTGTGAATCTCTCATAGCATTTTTTACACGCTCAGATGAAAAACGAGAAACCTGTTCTTGCCTTGGAGCAGTATACAATGCTGTTAAGCCTTCATTTGTACACATATCTGCTAAAATTTTATTTCTACACATCGTAGATTTTTCAACCTGACGACCAGTAACTACTACTACTCGAGGATGTTTATCACGATACATTTGAAATAAATAATTTCTATATTCTCCCTTCTCAGGTTTATTAAATCTAAAAGGGGTAATTCCATCTTCTCCATCAGGGATTGTTAAAAATGCTTCACAGAAAAAAACAGGGTCTGTCATAACATCCGGATTGCCTTCTATTGCTTCTTCTGGAGAATTATAATATTTTCCTTCAAATTCAAATGCCATTATACATCATCTTCCTCTACTTCATATATAGAAGTATCAATATTAGCTCCATCCATGTATGCCTCGCCTTCTATTTCAAACTTAACATAATGTCCATTTCTATCAATATCACTAACTATTTTAATAGAATCAATTTCTATTAAAAATAATTGATAAAATGCTAACCTTAAAATTTTTTGGACTTCTTGAGTAGAAAGAGTTGGAAAATCCTTAGACCATTCTTTATTTAATGTTTCTCGCCAGTTATTTTCTTGTTCATTCATTATCTTCCAACTCCTTTTTCTTTTTCTTCATAGAGCTTAATAATTTAGCTACACTTGAATCGTCTCCAACACCTTCTTTATCTTTTAATTTCTCTAAAGTTTCTATTGTAGCTCTTATTTCTTGCCATATACCTCTAGCAGCATGAGATGCTACAATAGGTTCATAATTTTTAAGCTTATCCAAATATTCAATCATATCATTTACATTATTATATAATAATGCAACATGGTTTACTGCTCTAACTTGAGCCAAATGCATATTTCTTTGTGTTTCCATTAAAGATTTTTGTTTTTCAAAATCTTCTTGCTCTATTACTTTTAATTCATCTTGTTTCTCTTTAACAACTTGCCCAGCCAGTACATCAGTATTAAAGAAATTCTTTTTATATTCATTAATAGTTGCATAGCTAATCTCTTCCCCACGTGCCTTAAGCCAATTTGCAATGCTTCTAGGAGATTGACCAATAGCAAGACGTTTTTCCACTTCATCTTTATAAGGCGAACTAAACACCTTATTTTTACTTGGGTCTTTACTCATTTACATCACTACCCTAATTTTATTATGGTCTCCTTTAACTAATTGAAGTATAAGGTTATATTGTTTAAGTGTGCATTCTTCTGTTAAATAGACTAAATCTGGACTTCTTCCTCTTAAACTATTTTCATTCATTAAAGATGCTGGTTTAACAATAAATGTATCGCTTTCATAAGCACTATTTTTTTGATTTAAATAAGGCATTAATGGTAATAATTTATCTTCTATAAACCATACAGCTCTATTATGATTTTCAAATATTACTAAAATTTCTTCTTTTTTCATTTCTATCACCTACCTATAAAATATCAGCCGCCATATCTGCTAATGGAGAACGAACTCCTTTAATTAATTCCATATGTCCTGCAAGACTTTTATCTTTAAATTTCTCAATTGTATATGTTAATCCATTATTAAACTTATCCAAATATGGGACATCAATTTGTGAAGTATCTCCCATAATAACAATTTTACTGCCTTCACCCATACGAGTTATAATAGTTTTAATTTCATGTTTTGTAGTATTTTGCGCTTCATCAAGAATAAAAAATTGTCCAGGTAATGAACGTCCACGAATATAATTAATAGCATCAATTTGTAATTCATCTTGGAAACCTTGTAATGCATCTTTCATTTTAAGTGCATCGCCATAAATAAATTCCATTGCGTCAAAGAAAGATTGAACATATGGTGCTAATTTTTCAGTTTTATCTCCTGGAAGAAATCCTATTCCTTTACCCATATCAATTGTTGGAGTAGAGCATGTTATTCTTTTATAAAAATGATTGCCTTGTTCATCTCTTAAATCATGCACTAAAGCAAATGCTGCTGCAAGAGAAATTAATGTTTTACCGGAACCAGCTTTACCAGATAAAGATACTAAAGGTATTTCTGGGTCTAATAAAAGATGGAATGCCATAATTTGTTGTATATTTTTAGGGTCTATTCCATATATATTATTTATTTCATGTATTAATTCTATACATAATCCTCTTTTATCAACTTTACCAATCAAATATCTAGAAGGGTTTGAATATGGTCGTAATACTATGAACATATGAGGATATGATTTAATATAATTAAAATGATTCAATGAAAGAAATTTTTCACTAAATAATGTATTTACTAATTCATCCTCTACATCTAACTCTAAATATCCCTTATAGAAATCATCTGAAATATTCTCATTCAATTCTTGGGTTAAACCAGTAGCCTCTATGTTAGCTAAATTTCTAGCTTTAATCCTAACTCCCATATCATTAGAAAGAAGTACTACTTTAGAATTTTCATTTAAAGATTTAGCAGTATGAATAATAACATTGTCATTTGTTCTACCACCAAGATAAAATAGGTCGCTATCTTGATATGATTCACCTGTAAACATTATATGGCAATTTTTCTCAGTCATATAGTTTTCTTCATGTAACTTATCCAAAAATCTATTAAATATTCTGACTTGCATTCCTAATTCTTTGTCAGTTTTATATTTATCTAACTCCTCTAATACTACTCCAGGAATATAAATATTACAATTTTCAAACTTATTTAAAATGTATGGCTCGTTAAATATAATGTTTGTATCTAATAAATAGTCTATTTGAGTCATAGAATCCTCCCGAGAAACAAAAATAAACCTTAATATATTTTAAGGTTCAATAATATAATTTATTTTAATTGTATTATTATTCCATATAATGTTTTCTAACTCATTAAATTGTATTATAAAATATACAATTCTAAATTTTCAGAAAATTTTTGAAACTATAGGAATTTAATGAAGAAAAAGTGATATAATTATCCTAGATAGATAAAAAGAGTTAACACCCTAGCCCTTTGCATTTATTTGTCCTTTGAAAATCAAATATATTACATACGGCTAGGATATATTGGGTGTTAATATATTCAGACAATAACATTTTTGTGTCTTCACGGACTCTTAAAAAATCGTTATTTCTTATGTAGTTTACTACATTATAGAGATTGTTTACAATCTCTAAACCTCGTAGAGAGTATAAGAATAAATTAATTAAATACTATATTATTATTATTATATTATATAATATAAAGGAGTTATTATGAATAATTTCTGGGAAATATATGATTTAAAAAATATTATTAATATTTCAAATAATAAAGAAATAAGAATTGCTTTTGTTAAAAAAGATAATACTATTGGTATAGATGTAAGGGGTTACTATAAAAAATCTGGAGAATGGAATCATGGAAAAGGAATTACAGTTCCTGTAGATAAATGGGAAGAATTTCAAAAAGTAATTTTTGATATAAAAAAATAAGAGCCAAAAAGGCTCTTTTTTTATTTTGTTACTAATACTTTTCCTTCTTCTAATGATTTACCTTGTTTAGCAGGTTTATCTGCTAGATTTAATTCTCTAGGAATATATATTAATTCTACTTTAAAACCTTCATTTTTTAACCATTCTAATCTTTTATGGGCTTTAGATAATAAATATTTTAATTTATCATCTTTACATTTCCAAACTTTATTAACCTGTTGAACCATTAAATTTGAGTCGGAATGAATAATAGCATCTTTAATATTTTCATCCCTAATTAACAATAAACTTTCTAATAAACCTTCATATTCTGCCTCATTATTACTTCTATTTCCAATCCCTTTGGATAAGATTAAAGGTGTTTTGCCTTGCCATTCAATTACTACTCCTACTCCAGCTTTTTGATTAGGAGTACCATTACCAGTACATGCACCATCTGTAAAAATTCTAATTGCCAAAACCAATTTCCCCTTTCTTATTTTCATCTCCATATTTAATAGTAATTTCAATATTATTATTAGTACTATTAATATTTACATAATTTGCATCTGGAAAATTTTGTTTAATAAATTCTGTTATTTTATCTTTCATTATTATTCTTTCACTACTTTCATAGGTTCTAATGTATATGTTTTATTAACAATAGAATTAATATCTAATGTTAAACTATCCATTTCTTTTTGTTTACTATTATAATATTCTAAAACAATAGTTAAAGGTTTTACTGCTGTAATAATACATGGAGTATTGATGCCATAATAACCATTGCCTCTCATTTCTGTTAACCAATAAGCTTGTCCAGGTTTAATATTTTCAGTATCAAATTGTGGTTTATTTACTATCATAATTTTCAATCCTCTCTAATAGTTTTTCTACTTTATCCCAATCTAAATATCCTATAACATCATCTGTAATTTCAGTATCATATGTTAAACTCCAATCAGTTCCATTAAATTCTAATACTGCAAGTTCCCAAAGACCTCTATTTCCACCATATGAATACATATGACTTACTACACTCGCACCATAATTATTTTCAAATTTATAAACTTTTTGTGTACCGCCATTAAGGTTTCTCTCAAACAATATCATTTTTTTTCTTCCTTTCCGCTATTTTTTTTGTTGCTTCTCCTCCACGAATATGCCTTACTGCAGTATTAAGTTTAAGTTTCTCCTTTACTTTTTGGAATAGATAAGGGTGAATTTCTTCTAGTCTATATAAATCAAGATGAACAGTAGTTTTGCTATAACCAGTTAATTTTGCAACACTTCTAACTGTAGCATCTCTTTTAATAAATAAAATTCCATGTTCAATTGCTCTTTTTTTTATTGCATCAGATTTTTTTTCTTTTACCATCATTTAAATTTCTCCCTTCAAAAGTAACCTAATTTAATTAAGGCATTTCTAACTTTATTTAAATTAATAACTTGAACAGCAATTTCAGAATCACTTTTTTTCGATATAGCATTTTGTAATTTTTCTAGGTGGATATTCATGTATCCATAATAAGATTCAATAGCAAGTTGTTTTTTATTAACTGGACCTCTAGACATACTACCACCCCTCTAAATTTTTAGATAATATGCTAAAATATTATGTTCAAGATTGACTCCAAAATATCCTATAATTTTATTATCTAAATCAGAAATTATTTCATTTTCTAATTCAATAATTCCAAAAACAGTACCATTTGCGTAATGTTCTTTAGCATATTCAAATGTATAATGGCCTAAAGGAACTTCTTCAATGCGAATAATTTTACTCTTCTTAAATTGTTTAAGCAAATTGTGGCTGATTTTCATTATTAAGTACCTCATAGTATTTTTTGGCTTTATTAATTGCTCTTCTATATATTCTTGATACTTGAACTTGAGATATACCTAACTTTTTAGCAATTTCTTTTTGGGTAACTTCAGCCATAGTATAATAAAATATTTGCCTTTCTCTGCCATCTAATATTGAAAGTACTTCTTTAAGTTCTTCATTTTTAATAATTTTTTCTTCAAAATATGCATTTTCATCTGCTATAATATCTGATAAGTACATATCTCTATTATTACCATATGCTTTAACAGGTATTTCTGTACTTATTAATTTAATTTCTAATAATTCTAGAGCAATTCTAGAATCTGATAAGCTTAATTCAAATTCTTTATAAATATCTTGAACTGTAGGTAATTCTTCGCCATCTTGTATTCTTTTTGCAATTACTTTAGAAGCCTGTTTAGCTTTTCTTGGTACTTTTATAGAGCCATGATTTTCTCTTACAGAATTTATTATTTCTCCAGTAATAGCAGGAACGGCATAGGTAGAAAATTTAAATCCTGTTGAAGAATCAAAATTTTTACTGGCTTTCCAAAGACCAATCATACCCATCTGTTCCATATCTTCTCTGTCAATAACACCTACATCATTTATGTTACTAGAATTATTTAACATTCTACTTACTACAAAGAATACAAGTTTTTTATTACTTTCAAATAATTCATCTGGGCTCAATTAATATTCCTCCTTTATTAAAATCTTTTTATTATTTAATTAGATTATAATATTTTAGGAATATCAATTTTTCCAAGGTTTCACCTCTTAATTTTTATGGCATTTTAATATTTTCTATTAATTTAATTATATATATAATGAATAAATTAATATAAAAGTTTCACTAAGTATTTACTTATGTCTACTTTTGTCATATAATATTAATATAATTAATTTTATAATGAATTTAAT